CTCAAACGGGATAGGAAGGAAGGGTGTCGCTTTCTGTGTAGGCTCTGTAGCCAACACTGCGGGAGATGACTGCCACGAATGGACTGAACTCACCAAGGACGAGCTCATCGCCGCTTACGCGAAGATCGGTGTGCCTGTTCGGGATGTTGAGTGTATGACTAAGGAAAGACTTACTTTCTGCTCCCATTCTTTTCAGAAGGATGGCGACGGCCAATGGAAGTGTTGGTTAAGTGAGTGGGAACGCATGCTGTTTGAAGCATCCCGCTCCAAGGTAATCGACTTCGGTTCGGACCTGAACTGGCTCAAGGAGGTGGAAAACCACCCCAACCAGGAGATGGCCAATCGGTTCATTGATTTTGTCAACGGCAGAAGGGCATTGCTCAGGGCCGTGGCTGAGCATGACGAAGTCAGCGAAAAGGGGAGCAGCAACCTCTAAAATAAATGCTGCAACGATCGTTCTTAAGCCGGCCAAGACGAAGCGCCGGAAATCTAAGGGCATGCAGAAAGGGAATTACACCTCTAATGCTATGTCCGAAGGTAACCGTGCTCCTCGAACTCAGTCTGACAAGAGCGGGACAATTGTGACTCACTCGGAGACATACGGTATTAACGTGACTGGAACTTCTAGTTTCAGTGTCTTCAGTAATTGGGCTATTCAGCCGGGAATCTCAGTCTATTCCAATGGTTCGCCGTTGGGATCTTGGCTCCCTCAGATTGGAAACAATTTTGACAATTATGAGATTAAACATCTCAAGTTTGTTTATCGAGCGTCCTGCTCAACGTTGGAGCCTGGGCTTGTCGCCTTTGCTTACGAGCCAAATCCCGTTGGATCCGTTCCAGGGACTCTGCAGGAATTGCGGAACATGAAGTCGGTTATGGGCACTGTCCACAACGATTTAAGTTTCGACGTTTCTAACGTTTCCAGGAAGCCCCTGCTGACCCGTAAAGGGGCAGTCGTGGGGTATCCGAACTACGACGCTGGCAAGGTGTTCTTTGCGACCAATGGTTGCACTGACGCCGCCAAACTCGGGTTCGTCGAGGTGCACTACACAGTGAGGTTTTTCAATCCTCAGTCGTCATTATCAACTACGACGCCCACGATCACTTACGATCCGGTGGCCCCAGTGCAAAGGTGGACTTATACGCCTCCCTCGACCCTCGGAGCGGACAATGTCGCGAGCGCGTGCATCACGCCGTTTTCGGCAGCCTTGGGTGGAGCATTGATCGATCAGGGAGCCCCTCTTTTTCGGAG